AAATATTTTGCGCTAACTCTTCTGATGCACTAGTTGCGCCATTGCCATTTGCAACACCATCTCCAAAAGTCCAAATACCTTGTTCACTATTCCAATCCATACCCACCTCTTTAACCGAGATGTTTGTTATAGAGCCGCTCGTAGTTCCTATTGCTCTAATTCTAATCCCTCCACTTAATGCTGTAAAGTATTCAGTAACAACACCTACTTGATTACTTCTTGCGATTAATTGAGATTGGTCAGTAAAACCAAACTCCCCTTGCGTTATACTTAATATCTCGTAACTAATTTTATAGTTCTTACCTACTATCAAAGAACCTGAACTTACTACACTTTGTCCACTTGGTGCATTATCAGCAACCGCCTTATCCTCTCCAATACTCCACCCAGTACCTAAAGTCCAATCTTGACCGACCTCACGCACTGAAACGTTGTCTATTGAAAGTGTTGTTCCACTTGCACCCCTTGCTTGAATATAAAGTACTGTATTAAGGCTTGCAACCCCATAAAGTGTAAATGTTCCGTTGGCAGATATTTCTTGTGTTACTCCACCCGCACCAAAAACAACAAGAATACCACCTTTTACATAGTTAGATATTGTAAATGTAACCTTGTAGCTTTTTCCAATTTCAACAACGTTTGATTGTGTTATATTTGTTCCGTTAGGTGTTTCTGAAAAGTTTAAACTTCCATTTGAAATAGTAACACCATTAGTATTTACACCGTTCCAATTACTATCTGTGTCAAACGAGCCATTTGTAACAAGCTCCGCACTCTCTTGAGAAAAACTGCCATTAGAAACCTCTTGTACACCCTCCTCTGAAAAGTCGCCATTCTGCACCAAATTACTCGATAGTATCTGTACATTTTCAACAAGACCTTGTGCATTTACTCTTGTAGCTGCTGAATTTCTGCTAAAATCAAAATCACCACTTCCATCACTTGGCTTAACACATAGTGCTTCTCCATTGTTATACGCAGTTGGTGTAAGTATTACTGATGCTTTATCTAAAAGGTTGCTCATTATTCTATAATTTCTAATTCATCTAATATTGAGGTTGTACAAGCCTCATTCTCAAAATACGTTGCTCTTGCTTCAAGTAATTCTAGCAAAGCTGGTACTGCACTACAACCAGCATAAATTTTGTACACAATACCCCAGCCAACAGTATTATCACAAACACCTCTGCCCCACCAACTTTTAAAATATATTTCGTTTGCCATTACTTTTTCTTTTTTTTCTTTTTAAGAAATACCTTTAATTTCTCAATGTTCTTTGCCTTTGGTTTGTAACTCATAATACCCACCCATTAAATGTAGCTTCATAACTTGGATAGATGTCATCATTGACGTTATTTGTGTACTCCGGATATGTAGCTTGGTTAAAACTCATAAAGTCTATAAAACGTCTTGAATACCATTCTGCGTTTGTTCTTGCTTTTTCAACTAAAAAATCAACCTCATTCTTATCAACTGTTTGTGCATTTTCAGATGTGTGTTTATATACACCACCGTTTTTAATTTGGTAAGCTGCAAAAGGAATGTAGTTTGCCTGGGCATACCAGATCAACATCTCAACTATAAAATCGTCAAGTATTAGTTTCCATCTTGCATTAGCCGGTAAATCAATTCCGGCAACAATAGCATCAGTTAAACCGGTATACATATTTGTTCCTATGATTTGTTGTATATCAATCTGTTGAGCGATTTTTATGAACTGTATGAACTTGTCCGTGTCAACGTTGCCGTCAATAATTGAGTTCCTTACTAGGTCGGTTCTATTTATAAAAAGTACTGTAGCCATATCTATCGGTTTACAAATCCCTCGTTGGGCATATTAATTGGTTTTGTTCCTACTAAAGGATTGTTTTTCTCCGGTCTAAATCCTTTTCTTCTAGCTTCTGCAACACTAATTTTAGGCGCAAGTGGACTTTTAACATCTATCCTTTTATCCTTTGGAGTATACATATAAGTTTTTCTAGCCCAATAATGGTGACAAGCACCACCGCCTTTATAAAACCAGATCGAATAGCCTTCTTCTTGTTTTCCTTTTTCTGCCCAACCATAATTTAGTTTGGTGCTATCCATTTTTTGAATATCCTCTTTCCTATATATCTTTTTAGCAGCTACCATTTTCTTGCAGAAATCTCTAGTAACATTTTCATCATCATCATTAAACGTATCTCTTAATGGTGCATATTGATACCTCACTTTAAATTTCATCCCCTCAAAATCTTCATCTTGTTCCGATTTTGAATTTGGTCTTGCAGTTCCGGTAGATACAAAATTCCAGATCTTTGATAATAAGCTTTTATCCTTTTTATTTAATTCATCAATTTGATAATCCAATGCTTCTTCATCTTCATAATCAACTTTCCTTTCATCAATTAAAGTCCATTCACTTAAATCTTCATCCTCACCAAATTCTTCTAATTCAGTTTTTAATGGTACGCAATTAGGTACTTCTTTACCATCTTTAGTCTTTGTGCCTATCTGCTCATACCCATCCCAACACGGTGCTTTAAGTTCTTCGTGTGACACACAAGGCATATAATACGTTACACCCTCAACCTCGTGTTCGTGGTAACCACCACAACCCATTTCATCAGCTACCTTTTCTGCTTCTTCTTTAGTTTTGTATGCTTCTTTCCCATCAATCTTTTTAAGATTTACTGCCATCTCAACACCTGTTTCTTCTTCAATAGTTTCCTTGTCTTGTAGTGTTTGGTCTACTTCAGTAAATTCTAATGGTTGTAAGGTCGTAAAGTATAGATTTAAGCTAATATCATTGTAAGATAATATATTATCAAAGCTATCAATTAAAAGTTCCTGGAATGGTCTTATAACGGTATTATCCATTAAAAGGCTAGCGGTCTTTATTTCGTCTGCATTGTTACCCAAACCAGATCCATCCTTTATTCCTAAAAGCATAGGGCTGACAATCCGGTGAGCCACCATTATTTTTGAAGTACTCTCTGCTGATAAAAATTGGTATTGGTTATGTGCATCACTTAATTGAACCGGAGTTATTTCTGCTTGACTTTCTTTATTGTCATTAAAAGCGAGTATAAACTTGCCCGCATTACTAGTGCCGGAAAATTTCTGCGCTATTTTATTTTCAATTAATTGTCTTTCTTGTTGGTTAGGAGTACCATTGTTAAAGTTAATCAACATTGATGGACTTAAACCATTCATTATGTTGTTAAGGTGGTAATTTGAAACTTCTTCTTCCAGCTCTGCGTATTGTAAACCACCTTGGTAATCTACCGGTGAATAGTAATAGAAACCACTCTTGTATGGTTTTATGTAATATATTTCAATTCTCTCTTTACTCATTCCAAATGCCGGAATTCTTAAAGGTTCATCAGTCTTCTTTAAATTTGCCCAATCATTAAAATAGTAATAAGCCGGAACGTTTCCATCTGCATCACATTTTTCTGCTCTCAATGTTTCAATAGGCATATGCTCTAACTGAACAATCTTGCTTCTATCCTTGTTGTATATGATCTGGATAGCACATTGCCCCATTAACTTTAAATCATAACAAGCTCTACGCACTACATCTTTTTTAAACAAAGAAACCATTTGTGCATACTCATTAGGTTTTCTGTTGCTATCTGTAGCATTTAAACCTTTTCCATAAATAGCTTGTGAGATACCATTTATAGCAGCATTGTTTGTAGGTGAACCATTATACCTATCAATAAGGAATTGAAAGTAGTTGTTATCAGCCCCGTATTCAATCCAATCAGCACCGTTTACTTCTTTTACTTCCGGACTTGTATAAGTACTTAAATTTACAAAGCCAAACTCCGATACTTTTGTTTTGCTAAATTGCCCTTTTTCGTTTCTTTTTCTCATATTACAATATAGTCATTATTGAAACCATCGTATTCTGTATATTGGTCTTTATTTACTTTATAGAAATAATTGTTATCTGCATCAATTTCTGCTTTTTGTGCAGTACAGAATATCCTATCCTTATATATTACATTTGTTTTTAGTGCATCTGAATATATAGTTAAATCATAAAAATGCCCCTCAACTAAATTTGAATAGGTATCATTATATACATTGTAGGTATCGTTTGTAATTTCAATATTACCAACACCATTAACTCTAGGTACTAATGTATAATCAACAATTACATTTGTGCTATCATCTCTAATAGTCATATATGCACTTGATACATAATCTCTAGGTATTATAGTAAATTGATTTGTTGTAGTTGGGTTAAATAAAATCATCACTTATATAACGTATAAATAGTACTAATTTGTAAAAACAAAAAAAAAGCACCCTATAAAGGATGCTCTTAATTTAAAATAAATATTAATTATGCAGTTGGGTCTACTTGTGCTGCATCACCAGTTACTGCACTTGCAAGGAAATAAGGTGCAGTTTCTTCCATTCCCTCGAACGTAAGTGTAAATCCGCTTAAATCGCCCGCTGCTGCGCCAGTTACTACCGTTCCACCGGTGCATTCCATCCCATTTTCAAATCCGCATAAGAAGCTATTGCCGTAGTAATCTTCAACAACTACGTATGGTCTAGCTACTGCAAGTGTTTGTAATTCTTGTTGCGTTAGAGCATCTAAATATGTTAGTGTAAGGTTTAAAGTTTGAGTATAAAAAGTCGTTCCATTTTCTCTGCTACTTGTTACAGTAGTTTCTAAACTAGAATTTCCTTTTACATCGTATTCATACCAAGTTGGTGTTCCCGTAAATGTTGCTTCACCTGTTGGTGCATCTACTGTGATTGCAGTAATATTACCATAATCAGCAAAGTAAACTCTTTTAATGCCACCAAAAGCACTTTTGCAAGGTAGTTTTCTACCTGTTGTTAATGTACAAGCCATTGTTTTTATTTGTTTTATAAAAAAAGGGTAAGTAGACTAACTACCTACCCTAGTTTATTGATTAATTAATTAATTATGCGTATTCTACAAGGTCAGATGCAATTCCGAATTGTACTGCGCTAGTGAAACGCATTACCATTCTTACATTGTTACTAGCATCCAGATCCGCCATATCTAGAACCTTAACCTCGTTTGTTGAGTTCAACAAGCCGGTGCCAAAGTATAAGTTAGAACGTTGTGCTGCATACATTTTGTTGTCACTCATTCCAGGACAAACAAATATTTTTACACCGTTTACCGATAGGCTTCCGTTGTTCCACCATTGTGTTCCCATATTAGCAACACCATTTGCTCCTAAACCACTTGCTCCAAATCCGCCAAGTGCTTGAACATATAATTTAGCTGCTTTAGTTCCGATATACAAGAATAAATCTTCTTTACCGTATAATGCACCAGGTATCGCATCAACCACCTTGCTTAATTCATCAATGATGTTTGCAGATGTTAGTGCTACTCCCGCTACTTGTTGTGCTGCCGGAATATCCCCCGCAGTTGCTGCAGCTGCAATTAGTTTCTCAAACCCATCAAAAGAGTTATTAGAACCCGCTGCTGTATCTCCTTGCCAGATGCAAAGTTCTGTGTTCTGTGCTACTTCAGATGCTACGTGAGCAATCATAAAGTCAGAAAATTTTGGAGGCAATGTCTGTCCTAATCCATAACCCATTGATTGTGCTTCCCAATCATTTACGAAGTCATACTTGCATAATTGTAAGTTTACTTGTAGTTCAACCGGCTCAATAACTCTTTCAGTTAGTGTAACTGTAGAAGTTGGGTCAAAATCACAAGATGCAGATTGTACCAATGCACTTGTAGCTAATTTCTTGATTATTTCCTTAAAAGCAATGTTTGCCTTTACTGTTAAGCCACCATCATCAATAGTTGATGCAGATAATAAAGCTGCTGCTATATACTCTCCCGCGAACTCGCCCGCATAGGTAGTAGTGATATTGGTAGTTGTTGCTAAATTTACGTTTCTTTTATTCATTTTTATTTGTTTAATTTACTTAATACTCTATCTAGTGTTGTGTTAAATTGTCCTTTGGCAAATTGCACTTGTTTCTTTTGTGGTGTCTTTGCTTCTGGATTATGTTTAATTGGTTTAACCGCTGAAAGTTCTTCTTTTACTTCTTCTTTAACTTCTTCAACAATTTCTTCCTTTACCTCTTCAGTCATTTCAACTTCTTCTTCAGCTTCAACCTTATCTTTCTTAAGGTCTGCAATCGCATCTTCTAGGTTCTGAATTCTTTTCTCCATTCCTTTCCAATCTGCAACATCCGCTTCTTCTTCCATTTCTTTTTTTTCTTCTTCTTCCAGATCTTCTGTTTCTTCTTCTGATGCTTCTTCTTTAGCCGGTACTTCATCCGATACATCACGCATATCTGCAATCATACCTTCTTCTTCAACAACTAATAATTTTCCATCCTCTAAAATATATTCCCCTACTGGCATCGCTACTTTCTCATCGTCAGTAACTATGAATATTTCGTTTCCTTTTTCAAAGGCTTCAGCACTTACAATAGTGCCGTTCTCTAACTTCATTTCCATAAGTTTAACCTCTATATTTAGAAGTGTTTTTATTTCGTTTAACATTTGGTTTGCTTTCATACTATTTATATAACGGTTATTAAATTAAAATTTGCATTTTCAGTCTGTTCTTGTTATCACTCCTATGCCTTGTGCTTGCATAGAGCCATCACAGCACTCACTTGAATACTTATTAGTATCCCAACATAAACAACCCCTACTTCCGCCATTAGGTGATGTTCTACTAGGTATGAATATTTTGTTTTTATTGTTCCTTTGCATTTAATATGTCTTTGATTTTATTTAAGAGTTCTATGTCTTTACTCATATCCTCTTTAATAGCTTCTTTAGGTGCTTCCATTTTATCTGCAAAGTACCCCTCAATAGAAAAGCCTTTAACTTTATTTGATTTAACATACTCATTCCAGATCTCATCGTTGTTAACCTTTACACTTCCCATCCAAGTTCCTAGTGGTACATCTAATCCATACAAAGCAGTCTTGTCTTTCTCCTTGTCTTCTACTATCCAACTTTCAACCAATGTTAATCCGCTTAAAACTTCATCGTGTTCTAATGTTGAGTTGCTTTGGTTTCCTTTCTGTAAGAACATTTGTGATGCTTTTACAATAGTATCTTTTGAAAAGTATATGTAATACTCACCTTGTTCTCCATTTCTGTAGATAGGCTTATTAGGGATTAACAATGCACCCATAAGTATTTTCTTTTCCTTATCTACTTCTGCAAGTTTAATTTCTTGGTTCTTTAATGCAACGAAGTCGCTTTCAATAGCCGGACTTTCTACAATAGAAATTGCTTCCACTCCAATATCATCTTGTTCTTCGTCTAAAATAAGTTCTATTATTCTCATAAATATATAACGTGTTTAATTTTTAAATTTGCATTTATCCAATACTAGCACCCTCTATAATGTTTCTGTCTAATTCTTGTGCAGTACTTACATCACTTGCAACAACATAGGATCTGGATGGTCTTTGTGATTGTCCTCCTATCGCATCTGCTAATTGACTTTCCCCACTTGCACCCACTATATTAAATGCCGGTGGTACAGAGCCTCCATCTATTGAAGGTGCAGATATATCACCACCACCTCCGCCACCTATTCCTTTTGTTGCTTGTTTAGATGCTTTTACCGCACTCTTTATTGCAGATACAATACCAACCGCTTGTGCAGCATATCCCACAATCAAAGGTATGTTTCCAGGGAATGGTGCAGCTGCCGCTGCCTTTGCTGCCCCACTTGCAACATCAACTCCTGCTTCCGTACTTTTTATAACTGTTTTTGTGGCTGATGTTTTTGCAGCAAACAAAGTAGACTTAACATCCATTATTAATTCCTTTGCTAATAATAATTGTTTAGCTATCAACATAGCTTGTCCAAATTTAGTTTCAGCACCACCTATTGCAACAAGGTTATCAAATGTATCTAATCGGTCTTGTCTTTTCTTTTCTTCAAGAGCAGCTAATTCCTCTGCTACTTTCTTTGCATCCGCAATTCCTTTTAATCTCTTTTTTTCTGCCTTCGCATCTTTTTTTGCTTGTTCTTCTGCATCTTCCAGATCAAAAGCATCTTGTTGTGCTTTTAAAGCTAATCTTTGTGCTTCTTTTAATTCTTTTACTTTATCACTTTCCGCACCATAATATTTAACTGCTAATGCTATTTGTTCATCGTAATCTTTTTGTATTTCTCTTAACTTTTCTGCACGTTCTTGTTGTTCATTAACTATTAATCCTTTTCTTATTCTTTCAAGAGCAGCAGCTTTTTCTTTTGCTGCTTCTATTTCACCATCATTAGTTTCTTTATCTTTTTTCTTTTTATCTTTTTTGTCTTGTAATAAAAAACCATCCCTTTTGTTTTTTAATTCTAGTAATTTTTTCTCTGTTACCGCTATTGTTTCATCACCTTTTTCCTCAATCTCTTTTGGGTCAAATAATAATGCTGAAGAAAAATCTAAAAACCCTTCAACTAAATTTGTTCCTTCATCTAAAATTCCAAGTTTTGCTAAACTGTTTGTAATTCCATCAACAACACCAAGTAGCACTACCAATGGTGAGGTTAAAAAAGCAATAATACCTTTGGTTATGTCTTGGTTTCTTTTAGCAGCTTCTATTTGGGATTTCTTCTGCTCTTTTTGTTGCTGTAATAAAAGTTCGGTAGATGCAATTATTTCATCCGTTTGTTGTCTTTTTAAATCTCTAATTTCTTTTTCAGATTTACCTTGTAACTTCAAGGTGTTCTCCATTGAACTAGTAGTCTTTAATTGTTCTTCTTGTGTCTCTAATGTTTTTTGTGTTGTGTCTAATAACTTTTGCTGCTCAACACTTGTTCCACTTACAAATCCTTTTATATCCTCCCAATAGGCAACAATTAAACCAATACCAACTGCAATAGCACCAATACCGGTCGCTATTAAAGCTTTCTTCATTAAATTTAAACCAGTGGTAAATCCTTTTAAAACCTTTATAGATGAAAATAAACCTTTTTTTAGATTAATTACTTTTGTAACATACCCACCAGTTAGCTTATCAATTCCCCTAACTATATCGGTTTGTTCTTTACTACCTTTATTTAATTCAGTTATTGCACTTGCAGCTTGTCTTCTTTCATTGTTAAGGGTTTTCAATCCAAGCTTTTGGTCTTTTATCGCATCTTTTAAATGGTCTGCTTGTTTAGTTAATCTTCTTTGTGCTTCAAGATTTGTTTTAGATGTTTTTCTTTGAGTTTGCTGCACTTTAAGCAAATCCTTTTCCAACATAATAAGAATTTCCCTTTGCTCATCTAGTGTAGAATTTAATTGCTTTAAATTAGCCTCTGCTTCTGCGGTAGTTATTTTTAACGTATAATCCTTTTCAATCATTTTTTATTCTTTTTTATTGATTTTAAAACACCTTTAAATGTTTTTGGCAAAGCAAACTTTCCTTGTGCTATTCTTATATTTTCAGTTTCACCCTCAACAACCTGGAGCAAGTCTATTATATTCTTAATCATAATATTGTGTTTAGTAATTCTAATTCTGTTTTACCGGATGTTAAATCTGTTTTAAGAGAATTTATTTTGTAACTATCTTGCCCCAGCTCTATTAAATCATTTAATTCCAGATCATAATAAACTTTCATAGGTAGGTAAGCAGTAACTTTTATCAATCTTCTTTTTTCATTAAACACATCTTGTATATAAGTCTTGTATTTGGTTTCAAATAATGTGTCTGTAAAACAAGCTGGGTCTCCAACCTCTCTAACTGTGTATTCATTATATTCATTTTGAAAATGTATATTTACTTTACTTGTTGGGCAAGACAATGCCAAACTATTTGATGGTATAAAATATCTTGTTATATCATCTGGCGCAGCTCCGGTATCATAATCTCTAATTCTTATTGATGTACCATTGTTTAGGATAGGATAAAATAATAAAGGTTCACCATAATAAGGTTCAAAATTATCATCTACAAAATAGCCATATTGTGCCGTGGTTGATGCTCCAGATCCGCTTGGGTCAATATCATAAAGCCTTTCATACTGCATATGCTCAAAAGGCAATTCAACTTTATAATTTTCTGTTGGTGCATCATAAATTCTATTGTTTAATTTATAGCTTATGGAACCCCAACCAGAATTGTATATTTGTTCAAATTGTTTTGCTAATAATGTACCTAAACCTTTATAGCTAAAATTTATTTCTTTAAAAGGTAATGCAACCTCAACCTTTGAGATTTTAGTATCTAAATACTTATCTATGTTTATTGGTGTTTGTGAACCCGCTGCATAATAACTATCTAATGTTCTAACCACTATCACCCCAACATCATTAACATAGGCAGTTAAGTTAAACATCTTAAACATTCCAGATAGAAAGTCTATTATTTTTATTTTAGGTATCTGTTGTGTTATATTAAATTCAAATACAGCACTTGTAGAGAATGTTGCTGCATTTTCAAATACAACCGAGCCGTTTAATGATTGTTGTTCATCATCTCTTTCTTCTGCATCTAGTGTCCATTTAATACCACCCGCCCCAAATTGCACCAACACATCACTTCTTATTTCTATTGTATATGTACCATCGGGTAATTGTTCGTTTGTATAAAAAGGATATTGTCCAGAAACACCATTTTGTGTTACCGTAGTTCCGGTATTTGTTTCTGTTACTCTAATATCATAAGCTAATAAAAGATTTGTAGGTGTAAATAATAAATCTACTTGTGGTGTATCTAGGCTATAATCTCCATTTGATGTATCAATAGTTAATTGGCCATTTATAACATTTGCTACCGGTGTCATTACATCATAATCACCACTTGTTGTTTCTGTCCCTAATTCTGTTACTAATGTCCAACTTGCATCTCCGAAGCTTGGTGTTTCTACATTACCTTTTTTTCTATGCAACCATATAAATAAATCATCAAATTCTTCATTAGTAGTATCATTGAAAAAATCATCTGAAAATACAATATCTGAACCATATCCATTTGCTACTGTATATTTTGTTTCTATTGCATCTATTATAGTTTGTACTCTTAATGCGTATTTAAACTGCTTCCAATCAACACCATTTTGGTTTTGTGTACCAGTACCGTGATGACTTATATTATTTGTTGTTGCCTCGGGGTCATATGTTGTATGTGAGCCAGCATTGTATATTAGTCTATTTGTATGTGTGATTAAAGGCACTACAATATTATTGTTTCCTGTTGGGAAACCTTGTAATATATCTACAATATTTGCATAGTCATATACTTGTGAGTTATCATCTAATGCACCTAAACTACTTAACAAGTCATCACCCAGAACATCTTTAAGGTTTACTGTATTACCAAAGAAAGTAATGTGATATGTATGAGCAACATTGTTTTTTAAATCAACACTATTAAGTTTTATTTTACCATTCTTAAAAGGCAAATCATTTAACTCTAATCTTGCATCTGCTTTATTTCTTGCATCAAAACCAAAGTCAATATCAAAATTATAATAATGCTGAAATATTTTATTATTAACTCTAGATGCAGGAACTGAAAAGGTTTGAGTAAACTCCGTAAATACCTTTGCAATATCCTTTACATTTTGAATAGTTTGAGTAAGTGATACACTTTCATCTTTGAATAAATCAACCCTATCATTTCCAATATATAATTGTAGTCTACGCATTTATCTAATGTTGTTTATGTAATCAAAAGCTTCTTCAAACTCCATACTATATTCTATTAGCCTATCATTCACACTTGTTTTAAAGGCTACTGATGACGTTTTAACTTTTACCGGTATGATAACACCACTTCCTTTTCTAACAGTAGATAGCCAAACGTATTCACTTAATAGTAGTTCTTCAAATTGTTGGTTAGCAAATTCCGGATAATATCCGCTGCTTAATTTATGAGTTTGTTTAGCTTGTGTATTGAATACTTTGTTTGGTGTATTCTGTACTGAATAGGTAGCACTTGAGCCACTTGGATAAGTTATTGTATTTGATTTGTAACCCTCATTAGATCTGGATAGGTTTTTAGAATTCTTTAAGAAGAACCATAAATCTTGCTGAACCCCATACTTGTTTATGTATATAATTTTTTTACCATCACCATACTTTGTGCAGTCTATTCTTTTTATATTACATACAACACCATCGACAGTTGTTACACTTGTATCACTACTAGAATATGATGTAGCTATAAGACCATTTAAAGATGTTATACTTGGTATTTTACCCGCAGTATTATAAGGTGCAAATATTGTAAAGGTATCTGTATCTTCATTTATAGGAATTAGGTATGTAGGTGTAGTTCTTCCAAAAGGCACGGTTGGATTTACTTCTTCTTCAAATGTTCCATAAGCTTCAAAGCCAACATCTGAAATTGTAGCAGGCTCATCTATTACAGCACCTTGTCCATTTACTAAAGTATAACTCTTTAGGTTTGTTTCAATATCAACTGTCTGTGGTACATAACCACTTTGGTATGTAATTTCTATGTAATCCCTTGCAAGTTCTGCTATATCAAAATTAATTGTTTGCGTTGCAGCTATTACAATAGGCAAATTCTTTGTTAATGTATATCTTAATGTTCCATCAATAGTCACCTTGCAAACAACAGACCTCGCTCCGGCACTTGCTACTATGTATTTAAATTGTGGGTTTCTTAATGCTAATTGTGCCATCTTAAAAATCTAATGTTAGTGTTGCTATAAATAAATAGAACCTTATTGTTGTGTATGTGTACCTTTCATCTTTTGCGATGTACTCCCAACCAACCAAAAATCTGTTATGTGGGAAATGAAATGCTATGCTTAATGTCCAATTCATATCTTATTTTTTTTCATTAAAATTAATTGCACTTTCAACATCTAATAAAAATGCGTTTCCTAAATCTTTGGATAATACCCTTAATCCCGCTTCAAATGGTTTTGTAAAGAATAAGTTAGCCTTTATACCTTTGTTGTATATGCTTCTTGAGATAATATAAGTCATACTTTCATAACTCATAAACCTACCTTGCTTATCTCTCCATTGAAACCTTTTTCTTTTTAGCCAAGCTTTTATCCCACTCCTTAATCCACCTTTAGGAAAGTTACCAGATCCATAATGAAATTTAGATAATGCTGCACTTGTTTCCGGATATGTTGAGGTTTTACCCCTTACACCTTTATCAACGAATTTTCCATAGTCTTGCATTAAGAAGCCTATGATTATTTCTTCTTCGCTCTTATTATATGAATAACTGATTGAGTCATATAATCCACCTAAACTTTTCATCCCTTGTGTTGGTCCATCGTGGTCATCAACTAGGTTTTTCTTTGCATTATCAACTATTTGTTTAGCAAAGGCATTTAGAAAAGCATCTACGTTTTTTAATTCCATTAGCAGATATATATATCATTGTAAATTAATATGGTTATGTCTGCACTCCATCCCGCTAATTGGTTTTCAAATCTGTCTTGGAATGGTGTTAAATTTGGGTTTCCCTCTAATTGATACATATCTTGGTGGAGTGTTCCCATCCTTAACTTCTGTATAAGCTTGTTTAAGACCAATAGCTGCGTGTTTAAAATATCTTGTTCATTATCGTTACCGGTAAATCTATCTGTCGTTATATCCTTTGATTGGTCTACAATATCACAAGCCAATATACTTATGTTAAACCTCAACACTTGTTCTTCTGCTGAAACACTGTTTACAATCATATGTGCCAAAGGAAATATGTCTTGCTTGTTTAGGTTTATTTTGCTTATATCACCAATAGAAACCGTATTAGTAAATTCCGTACCTCTTAATTGTTCTTCTATTGTTGAGGTTAATTGGTAATATCCTCTTATTCCTTGTTGGCTCATTTAAAATTCTTTTTAATTCTTTTTGCTTCTACTTCTGATTTGTCTTTCATAAAGGATAGCATCATAAAACATTCGTGTACTCCTAGTTTAGTGATATCTTCAAATCTTGTAATGTCTCCTTTAGCGAGGCTATAAAGTGATGAGTACCATCCCCACTTGCTTGTGAATTGAGATACTGTGTCAAGGCTTGTGTTTCCTCCTTGTCCAAATAGTTCGTCATAGTTTTCGATAAGTCTATCCCTAAATTCCACAAAAAAAAAACTGATGATATTACCGCATCCATTGGCATATCTAATAACTCAACTTCTTTCCCTAACTTGTATTCTTCAATGCTATATTTATCTTTTATTTTAGCAAGGATAGGTCTGTATAAAACATTCATAGCTTTTTCTATATTATCCCAATCACCAATAAAGGTATCCAGATCAATATACTCACCTAATGTTAAATCATCTAATTCCGGATGAAATCCATACTTTACTTTTCCGATCTGGAAGCTAGTAACCAACTTTGGTTTTTCTTCAAACAAATCATTTAATATTGTAGTTATCTCATTGCTATCTTGCACTTTCAACAACATAACATTTCCCAGCTCCACATTGCAAAATATTTCAATCATTTTTGCATTCAAGAAATTTAAGTCTTTTTCGTTTTCTTGAATTTTCAAGAACTTTTTATATTGCCTTAATGTAATATCTTTTAATGATGTAGGTATTTTAATCTTCACATTCATACTTATATAACGTTTTTAAAATGGTTTTTTATAGTAAGTAAATATAATAAAAAAAGGCACACCATTTCTGATGCACCTTTTTACTCAAAACTAACTTACTTAACTATAACATACTCGCTTCGTGGCAAGTTCCCGAACATACTCCAGGATTATCTATCTCTGCACCACATTCTGTGCACTCATAATCTTTGTACTCCGGTGGGCTATACCAATCCATAATATTCTGTTTTAAGTTTACCATTACGGTAATGTTCTACAATTACACCAGTTGACAAAGGTACTACCTTATATGGTCTGATGCTTTTCTTTACTAAAATTCTGTTTATTAATTTTTTCATATCTGTTTTATTTATTCTTCTATTTCTTCAAATACTGCGTGTTCTAAACAATCACCACATAATTCATCACTTATATAAGATGCTTCTGCACCGCAACAATTACTGTATTCCATTTATGTATATATTTATAGCATTTAATACAATTATAAAAAATGCTATGATTATTACTATTATTATTTGTGTTTTATACTTTTTCATTCTTACAAGATTGCATCCATAATATAAGATAGTTAGCTGCTTGTCTTTTGTCGAACCCAAATTGTTCAACTAAATAAGATGATGCTCCAAACATATTTGTTATTCCGCTATCTCTCAAAAGATTTAAGTATCCAAACACATCTTGAATTTCTTTGTTTATTTCTTCTGCCATTTCTTTGCTTGTCATATCTGTTTTGTTTTTGTTAATTTACATAAAAACTAGCATTGTTCTAAACATCTGTTTATACCTCTAAGCCTCGTTCGTTTACAAACTCGGTCAATAGCCACATACGATTTCATTTCTCAGTATCTTTCAACTGCGCCCTACACCTCGCTTGGGTATGCTATCTTTTCACAGCGCCTGCTATAACTATATTTTCTCTAGTACCTCCGAAAGTACGTTTATCATCCGATAACACTTATCAATAATAATACTCGCTTACAAGTTGTGCGTTTTGTCTCCTTGAGTGAATTGCCTCCGCTAGTTAATATGTAAAAGAACTTAATTAATATACTGCAATATACAACTTTATTAACATATAAACAAATTTATTTTAGTGTAAAGCATATTTTCCAAAGTTAGGCCTACTTAATATTGAGTAAGTTGCGTAACGACACGGGTCAATAATATGGTTATTTTTATCCTCCGGAGTATTAGTCAACATTCCAGATCTATCCTCTTTCCATTTGTAATTCCTAAACTCACTTATGGCATTTGTTGAGGTAGATAGGATATGTATTTTATATCTCTTTAATAAATCAATTCCGGCATTCACACTATCCTTTCCCTTTATACTAGAAAATATATTATGTCCCATTGCTCGAAGTTCTGAAATTAATCTAGGTTCAGCACTATCCGCATATATTGGTTTACTTGTTAGATTTAACTCTTTAAGGAATTTGTTTATATCACTCGTAGTCATTTGAGTTCTATATAAATGTTCCTGGATATAAAGATTATGTCCTTGGCTATAAACCGCAACAAAAGTAGTTGGGTCATTCGTGTAACCAAAATCCATTCCATATGCAATTAGTTCTGCTTCTTGCGGGATCTGGATAACCTCAACATACTTAAATATAGTACTTCTGCTCGCTGCTCTTTCTCCTAATCCATATATCTGCCAATACTGTTCATCTGTATCTTTCAACCTTTCTATCTCACTTCTTATTGATGCTTCAATAAAAGGATTATCTAGGTAGGTTGTTTTATAAAATACACAATCATCTCTAGGTATTAGCTTATCATATATCCAATGGTATTCATCCGATGGATTAAAGTCTAATATTATTCTGTCTTGTGTTCTAAATAATAATTGCTGCATATCTTCATAGTACAACTCATTACCCTCGTTAACAAATAGCAAGTCCCTTTTCCGCCCTCTAATCTTTTGAGGTTGGTCTAAAGATATAAATTCAACTAGGTTTCCAAATAGTGAGTATTCAGAGTTAGACTTATTATGGTTCTGTTCACTATAACAATTATAGTTTTGTAGGATAGCCATAAAATCTCTCATTACCGTGGCTCTTAAACTTGGAAATGATTTACGGCAAACTGTTATAACCTTATTGTTATTATTAGCACAATAGTTAAATATTATCCATAAAAGAATATTATAAGTCTTTCCAGATCTTGTACCACCTTGCTCAACTACAATCTTTTTATCTGTGTTAGCTAGATGCTTATAAACTATATTAGTCTGTATCTTCGGTTTTATCAATTATCTCTATTTGAAAATTAGTAGGCATTCCATCTGCTCCGGTAATCTCTTGTCTTTCAATATATCCTCTTTTCTTTCCTTTAGTCTTTAGATAGAAGATTGTAGCAGCAGTTGAGTTATCAGCTATCTGTTTATGTAATTGGCTTTCCGCAAAATCTAATGCTACGTTTTCAATATCCCTCACCTCAATAGCAAATGCTTCATCATCTTTGAGCCACTTATAGTAAGTTGACCTGGGAACATCTGCTTTCTTACAAGCCACCGTAACAACTCCTAAACTCTGCTCTAGTGCTTTTAATAAGCTTTCCTTTTTTATGTGTCTATCTTTGTTCATTTTAAACTCCTTTTATTGGTGCTTTTATTATAGGATTTAAGTCAAAGGTTTTTATTTTTTTACCTTTTTGCGTGTTATCTAACTTCACAATTTTTGAACCCCATTTCTTTTGCATTAATTTTATTTGTTCTTTTTCTCTGCTCATTGTTCTGTAATCAGCACATCCCCCTAAATTTCCGTGGTCTTTCTTTACTAAACAAGCATAGTTAATTCTTAATATTTTCCTATGTTCATTTAAGTTCTGCAAGCAATAATCATAATCATCTTTTAAAGGCAATCTTTCATCAAATCTCAATTCATTATTTAAAAATCCCATAAACGAAGCAGATACAGTATTTGTTAAACTAAAGGGTGTATATTCTCTATAACTTCCTTTGTCTCCTAATATGTTAACTCCCCAAAGTTTAGCCCCTACTTCTTCGCACATATTAAACCCTTGCTCAACCCATTCCGTAATATTTTTAATTATCTCTTGTTTTGGCTTTCCCTCTTTTATATTCCATCTTTTTATAGCTTCCAGATCATCATCTACAATCAAACCTTTTTCTCCTATATAATTATCAAGCATATAATTCCGCACCCTTGCTATGTTTCCTTTTATACTGTCCGGCATAACCTCAACATTATAACCTAGCTTCTTGTAATCATCTGCCTCAAACTCGTGAACGCAATAAATTATATCTTCTATTATTTTGTGAGTTTTAACTCCTTTAGCTCTTTTGTAACTAGGTGCATATATTTTCATACTCCTTTTATTGGTGTTTTAAATTCAAACCTTGTTTTATTCCAATTCATTATCTTTTCCCCCCATTTGTTATTCAACATATTTGCGTAAACTCTCCTATCATCATTTGTATATTTAATCACACTATCTTTTCCGCCATCCTCTCCATAGGTTACAGTTGCATATTGATTGTCTTTTAAAAGTCTTCTGTTTGAGTTTAACTTTTGTACCCAAAACTCAACGTCTTCGTTTATTTTAAATCTTTCATCATATCTAATTCCGTCATTCTCACAAATTAAAGTACAATGAAATATAACTTTAGTAAAAGAAAATGGTTGATAGTCTTTAAGCTTCATATTGTCAAGCGAGTAATCTATTCCCGCATATTTAATATCGCAATCTTTAGCCATTATGTATAGCCTTTCTAATAACTCCAATGTTTCTTCACCATCTAAATCTTTGCTTTCTTTTTTTCTTTTAACTTTTACCAGATCATCATCTATAATCCATCCATATCCATCTTTTTGTTCTTCTTTAATTAAATCTAAAACGGCATTCCTTTTTTTAGATACAGAACCATCTCTGCTATCTTCAATGCTTTGAACTGCATCGCCATATCTTTTTCTGTATTCTTTTTCTTGGCTTTTAGGCACAATTATTTTACCACAACCTAGATACTCATAAGTTCTAACTTTGTCAGCTCTATTGTAAGAAGGTATGTATATGTTATTCATCCTTTATATCTCTTAAGTATTTCGCTCCATTTAAAACCCTCCCAATTCCTTTAGACCAGGGTTTCCCGTTTGCTCTCATTGAATGAACTGATTTAATATTAAAATGAGTTTGTGCCGATAACCAATCAACTTCAGAGTCAAAAAGCAAAACCACATAATTGTGTGCTTCATCTAGGTATTCGCTAAATTCAATTTCTGGTTCTTCAACTCCGGTGAAATCCTCAAAAGGAAATCCATCTAATCCCCATTCTTCCAATTTATTTGCATCCCAATCATTAGCTAAAATATCCCAATCCCATTCTCCAAACCCTACGTTGTCTTTTACAATAAACTCTTGTTGTTGTTCTTCAGTAAGGTCATCAGCTTTTAAAATATAAACTTCTTTTAATCCGGCTTCCTTACAAGCCTTTAATCTCATATTACCACCTAATACAACCAGATCTTTATTTACTACAATAGGGCGCAGTTTAAGCATCTCTGGAAAGTCTTTAATTGACTTCACTAGCTTTTTAAACTTATTGTCTTTTATAAAGCGGGGATTACTTTCATTTGGTTTTACTTTACTAATCTTTACTAGTTCCATATATATAACGTATTTAATTTATTTATTTCCTAACTTTAATTTTAACAATCTTTCTCTCAATGCTTTTCTTTCTTTACCCTTTGGTAGTTTGTCTAATA